CCACAGGGCAGTGATAAATTTTTGACGATATTAAAGTGTTTTCGTTCCGAAAATACTATAGAACCGTCAGCGCACTGATGTGCGCTTATAGGGTGAAAACAGGACATGTGAGGTGTCCTAGCGCTTTATTAGAGACGCCAGCCTCCACGTTGAGGCTTAGTTTGCATATTCGGGGACTTAGTATGCTTTGTACGATGTTTGAAGTGCTTTGCAGACTTCATTTTAGCCTTACGACCATATCCAGTTCTTTTTAGAATACGCATATAATGCTCCTTTTTTAGTTGTTTGTGGTTTTGGTGTCACCTAGCACAGTTACATCAAGTAAGACACTGTGCTAGGCTGCATCCGCAGCCCCATTAAGGGGTGTTTTATCTTCATTAGGCGCAGCGATAGCAGCTTGTTCAATAGGCTCTAATAAGCCTAATTCAATAGCTTCTTGACGATTTTCATCGTTATTTAAGAAGTTGATAAGATTTGCAGGGTCGTTATCAAAACGAGCCCTTACAGTAGCAGATAGACTCATAAATTCGTCTTGAGCATCTATAACAGCATTTAAAGCTGATTGATAATCAGAAATACCAGTAAAATCGCCATATTGTGGCGATACTGGAGCAGTTGGTAATATACCAGTCACATTGAATTGATCAATGATGTAATTAATATCAGCTTGATCTTTTTGATGCTGCTGAGTCAGAGAAGCGTCCTCACAACGCAACCCCGACTCATTTGACGCAGCATCTGTATTGTAATTATATGGAGAACGAACAAAAGGTTCTTTTGGAGCAATTTTCATTTTATTTTCCTAACATAGTAGCAGCAGAAGTAGCACTAGAAGCACTACGACTGAAGTCAGATAAGTACGGGGAAACATGCTTTCCCCACCAAGTTTGAGATTTTGCAACCTCAGGTTTGCGAATTTCCGCCTCTTGTTGAGCTCTTAATGTATCTACATTAGTCCTTGCAGCTTGAGCATTAGTAGAAACAGTAGAAGCTTTTTTAAGATTAATTTCCGCCGCAATTGCACCCAATTGCTGGCGGCTTACTTGTTCAGCAGCAGCACTTGTTTTAGTATCTTGGCTGATTTTAGCTTCATTAGCGATATTGTTAATAGCTTGAGTTCTAGCAACTTGTTCTTGTGCAGATGTTGCTTGAGCTTGCATTTCTTTTAATTTAACTTCAGCTTCATTAGATTTTGTAGCTAAAGCTCTATCATATGCAGTTAAAGCAGCAGAAGTAGCATTAGATACTGCATTTTGCCTTGGAGCTGGCATTTGAGCAGTAGGAGGAGATCCTCCACCCTGTGAATAAGCAAGCATAGGGTTAAGACCCGCAGCTTGCAAATCCTTAACAGTAGTTTGATATCGTGTAGCAAACTGTTGAGCAGAAAACTGATTTGCTTGATTGGCAATATCAGTATTAGCTTGATTAGTTTGCTGAGTGCCGAATAAATTACTAACGGCACCAATTACTCCACCAATAAGATCACCCATTAGAAATGATCCACTAAGCCCGGTACTGAGTACATAGGCATTGGTCGCGCTTTTTTAACATCAAAAAAGCTATCAAAAATGAATTGTTGTCCATTAGCAGAAGAACCAACAGCCACAACACGAGAAACTGGAGGAGTATCTTGAATAAAAGTACTAGCCAAAGTAGGCAACGATGTAAATTTCTGAGCAAGATGCCAAGCATCTAAAGTTCCTGAGGCAGTACTACGGAAAAGAGAACTAATACGAGAAGGGTTATAACGATATTCTGCCCAACGCTCTTGATATCCAAATACATTATTATCATTTGATGAACCATCTACATAAATCTCCTTATTAAGAATAGATTGTTCACCTAATTGTGCGAATACAGGGAAATAAAAATCATAGCGGGTCTGACGAGACCACATTTTATGCAAACCTTGCTGGTATGTTAAATCTGCACGAATTGAAACGAGACCAATGACGATACCATGTTCAACAGCAGAATAAGTAAAGCCATGCTTATGAGCGAGAACAGTACCCATAGCAGCAAGTGTACCCATAGGGGTTGAACCTCCAGAGACACCCGTTGCCGAAGTTTGAGCAATAGGATTGATGTTGACTGGCGTAGATCCTCCGCCAATATACTCAGGACGTTGTAAACGACTATCAGGAGAAGCAACGCCAAAATGGCTTCTGACAATCTCAGTGTAACGTGTTCCACCACGAGCATCCCTTTCTAAAAGTTTTTGAATTTGAAAAGATTGACGGAGTTGATTGATAGTAGCAGCAGTTGCTTGAGACAAATCAGCATACAAGCCATAAGGTTGTGTTGTTGTTGAAGTAGATAAGCCGGCTGTATTACCAAATGGTGATCCGGTACCGATTAAATGATAAGCACTATCGACAGTAGATTTAATACCCATTTGACCTGATGCATTAATTGGTCCATCATAATTAATTGGTGCACTTGTACCTAATGGCAAAGTAACAGGATTACCCTTTTGAGTCCAAGGAAGTGCACTAGTAAAATAGTCTTTTCGCTTTCCCCGACGTAATAATGTGTAATTGGTAACAGTATCAGGACCATCACCTGTGTCTACAACAACAGAATTTTGGAGATTTTCATCTCTAAACCATTCATTCCAAATTAAGTTGTAACCACGAGTCCAAAACGCACAGTGAGAAACAGTATTAGAACCAGCTACTTGACCAACAGTAGGAAGTCCCATGTAATCTTGTAACGAACCGATAGTATAACCACCAGCTGGACTTACTTGTTGTGGAACTGTATAAGAGATAGAATCAGCTGGATTAGCTTGTTGTCCCATAAATTGTTGCCAATGAGACCATACAAGACGATTTGGAACAAAAAAGAAGAACGAATCAAGAATCATATTATCCATAATAGGATAAAGAGGAGTAGCAAGACGGGCAAAAGCCGTCATATTAAGATTAAAAGTATCTCCAGGTAACATTTCATCGACGTATACAGGGACTAAATAACCAGCGTCGAATGTTGTTTTATGTGTTGACTGACAGTCGAATTTAGAGCGAGGGATATCGCTCTTAGGAATCATAGCGAACTGATGTACGTTAACCGATTTATTACGATGCATATATACTCCATTTTTCCGTGAAAAAAGGGAGTTTCCTCCCTTTTATTCTACGGTTTAAGTTGATTGAATTTTTACTTGTTTACCGATTGCAATTTGTTTTGGTTCATCATGTAACTCAAATTTTCCATTTGAATCATCAAATACACCTAAATCATATAGATCAAAATCATCAGGATGTTGATAAAGTTGATTATCATCAGATTGACGATTAATTTCATCTGAAAAAGATCTGATAGCTACACCGATTGAAGGTACGAACATTGGACGTGCAAATGCATCAGCAGCACGATCTTTCATTGAACATAATACTAATTTCATAGTGAGGTTCCTAAGTGAGGTTTCGTTTAAGTTTTTGAAGTTTTGCTTTAGTAACTTGTTCTTTAACAGCAAGTCTTTCTAAAGTATTGTCTTCATAACGTAGTTTAGCGCTTATCTCACGTTTGTAAAGTACTTCATCCCATTCATAAGGGTTTTCCTTAGCATATTGTTTGTCATAATATTTTGGAGGTTTAACTTTTTTTCCACGAATAATAACGTGATCATGAGGATAAACGTCTGATTTATAACGTTTTAACCATTCATAGCCAATTCCGGGTTTTAATGACATTTTATTAAACTCAGGCTTTCTGTCTGTAATTTCACCAGTATGCGGATCAACTTCAGTATAGTGATCTAGGGCATTTTTACCAGTTACTTTTTTCATAATATACCTAGCAACGTATGCAGCTGACTCAAAGTTAACATCTCCAATGGAGGAATAACCAAATGGCCAGAGGGTTTCAAGGTGTTCGGATCTATATATGAGAGAACCAGAGGGAGTCCTTTTCCATAATTTCTTATCATCAAAATCGTATCCGAAGATACAGGCGTGGAAGTGAGGTCTGCCGAAATTTTCGCCATATTCTCCAGCCATGTAATACCTAATTTTTGCAGGGCTAATTGACTTTCTGAGTCGCTTAATGAATTTTTGAAAGTCTTCATAATGAAGCGATTTATCGCTTCTGAGATGTGTATCGTCATAAGTGAGGGTTATAAATGAATTTTTTTCATGTAATTGCGCTTCATGCATACAGCGCATTGCCCACTGGCGAGATCTCTCCAGTCGGCATCCAATACACTGCCCACAAGGCAGTGATAAATTTTTGACGATATTAAAGTGTTTTCGTTCCGAAAATACTATAGAACCGTCAGCGCACTGATGTGCGCTTATAGGGTGAAAACAGG